TATGAAGACTTACAAGGTCAGATTGACGTAATAGCAGAATTGCTACGCAGTATTGGAGAATACATGCCAGACAACTTGGTAGACATGTTGCACGAAAGTGAAATTACATTGGATACAGTTGCTGGTGACAGTGATGAACTATTAGAACAAATTGTAGGCGACCTAGAAGTGTTAAAAGGTTGCAACGAAGAACTAATGGAAACAGCTGAAGAAGAAGGCCATAAAGAAATTGCCAACTATGCACAGGATCGTATCCTAGCGTTGGCAAAGTTTGAATGGATGATCAAGTCAACTTTAAGTTAAGACACCAAGAACACGATCAAGAACCAGAGGATTTTGTGTCTTTCTAATCTGGGCTCAACGAATTGGCAGGCGTGGCTTGTGTAGTGTTCAATCTTTTATAGCAGTAAGAACCACGAACGTCATAACCATAGCGTTCGTGTAATTTTAAAAACGCATCTTGACTACGGCGAACAGTAGTTGAACAAATAACTGGCACTCCACACTGTACTGCAAAGTGTTCCCACTGTGCCATCATATCTACTAGCAAGCGCAAGCGTGTTTTTGTGCTTAGTGTCATATCAACGTGTGCCATACAAATGCTAACCATGTTGTCATCACTCCAAGGAGCACGTTCTCCTGTTTTGGCCCATGTGTAAGCCAACAACTTTCCCTCTTTATCACGTGCTACTGACAGCAACACAGTGCTAGGCATGTAAAATTGGCTTACAACAGCAAACGTAATGTTGCGAGCATACGCAACAGGATCAGGAGTAAAGATTAAATCAATTTCAGATTCAAAATGTTGCTGGGCCATAGCAACTATATCATTAACATCGTTTCCAGATGCAGGCGCCCAAGTGTATTCAGTCATTGCAGTTCCTTTCTATACTGTGAATACGTATTTAAGCATCTAATAACGATGCTAAATAATCATATGGAAAAGAATACGAAAACTGAAAAGAAAACAACTGGACACGGAGGTGCCCGTAAAGGTGCTGGCCGTCCAAAGGGCAGTAAAAGTGAAGTCACTATTAAGGGACTGCTTGAGTCATTAGATAAACATGCTCCAGGAATGGAATATGAGGACCTACTAATTCAAGACTTTTTACAAGCACGAAATTATGGTGACACTAATTTAACGCTAAAGTACCATAATTTAATTTTAAACAAGGTTATGAGTAGCCTTGCTAAAGTAGAAGTAACTGATAGCAAGGATGCTATAGAAGCAAAACAAGCGGCCTTTGCTGAAGCACTAGCAAAACTAGTGGGCCAAAGCAAAGACTAAATAACACTATGCCACTACAAAAATCAACCAGCAAACGTGCATTCGCTAAGAATGTTAAAACTGAAATTGCTTCTGGTAAACCACCAAAGCAAGCAGTGGCAATCGCATACGCAACAAAGCGTGCCGCGGCAAAAAAGACAACTAAGTCAAAAGGAAAAACAAAATGAAAGAATCTAAAGGATTTAAAGCCGCAACTGGCACTTCAAGCGAAGGGTTCAGCCGTGGCACAAACAAGTATGCCAAGAACCAATGGAGCGGTCACAGCAATGACGGCCGTGAAGTAAACATGGGTCGTGGTCCTACTAAGGGCAATGATGGCAAGTGTGGACACTCAGGTTTCACACACTCTGGCAAGATGCCTCCAGCAGGCGCTGTGCCAGCAGTTCCAGCACAAGGTTCAGTACGTGATAACATCAACCGTGGACCACAAGTTCGCACACCAGGTGGTACTCGTGCATTTGATCCAAGTGCAAAACAAAATTACCATGGCAACGCAGACAAGATCAACGTAGGCCGTGGCCCAACTAAAGGGAATCAACAATAATGTCAGCATATCAAATCGCAGGTCCTGTCAGCACATTAGCGGCAGACTCAACTCCAGCAACAGGTAACCTTGTCGCTTCTGAAGTCCCTGGTAACCTAGGCGGTGCTCAGACACCATTGTTCTTAAAAGTAACAAACCCAAGCGCAACTGTGCCTGTATTCTTTGATGCTGACACAACAAGTTTGTCAGTTGCAACAGCAGGAACAGTTATTGGTCCATTAACAACTGAATTCATCCAAGTATTGAATCCAGGTGCATTTCAAACTGTTTATGTTGCCGCGAGTGCCGCAAGTGCTGTAACAGTATATGTTACGCCAGTAACATTAGCAGGATAATAAGGAAAATATTATGACAAGTAATCCACAAGGCGGTAAAGCCATTAATCAAAAGCGCGGTCCTACTACAGGTAATGCTGGTAATGCTGGTAAGCGTTCAACTTTCATGAAAGAAAAAAGTGAAACAGGTAGTGAACGTGCTACTATTGCAAACATGATCACAAGTGCATTAGAAATGCGTGGTCGTGGACAAGCAGGTACAACTAACCCAGCGTTAGAAGGCTTGCATGAGCGCACAGGTCCTAAGAAGAACCCAACAGCAGACGGTAGCAAACTACCTAAAAAATATAAGAGGTAAGATACATGGGCGCACCTACATCAAGTAATCCAGGTAGCAGTAGCGGTGGAAGCTACGGTGGTGGTAAGAGCAATCCAAGTGCAGGTGCCGCCATGCCTGGCTTTCAAGAAGGCTTTCAAATGGGCGACACTGACGTTAATGGTAATCCATTAACAGCAGAACAGAAACAATTTGTTGGCGGAATTGGCAACGCTATGACTGGTATAGGTCGTGGTCTAGGTCAAGCATTTGGTGCTGGTAACCAACCAGGACAAGAGTTAACAACACAACAATTTATTGGCGGCCTTGGTAATGCCATGGCAGGTGCAGGACTTGGTTTAGGTCAAGCATTAGGTGCTAGACTACCAGGACAAAATCCAAGTGCAAGTATTGGTATGCCAGTTGAACAACCTGGTGGCTTTGGTGGCGGTAAGAGTGCTGGTGGCATGGGCGATGTCTTGATCAGACCAATACCTGGACTACCTCCAGAACCTGAAACAGGCGGCCCACTACCACTACCAGGACAAAATCCTAGTGTAGGTATTGGTATGCCAGTTGAACAACAACAAGTTGCAAATATTTTTGGTACCCCAGGTTCTCAAATTGGTCGTAGTTTTCAATTTGGATATAATCCTCCACGACCAGGCTTTCGTCCTGACACACGTGGTCCAGGTGGCTTTGGCAATGACTTCTATGGTAATCCAATTGGCTCTCGTGGTATGCCTTTACAAATGACAATGGCATCATCACGTCCAGCTGGACAGCCACAACCAATGCCACAATCACCAAATCGTTTTATACCACCTAATGCACCAGGTGCAAGTGCAAGACGAGTTGGCCCAACACCAGGCACTAACTGGGGGCAAATGGCTCAGTCAATTCAGGAAAGGACGGCGGCAGCAAAAGGTATGACATTAGATCAATATCGTAGATCATTACCTACAGTAGGCCCTGGACAATTTACACGTCCATGGATTAGATAACTAAATAGAAGTACAGCAAGGGGACAGACTCCCCTTGCTTTAAGCATAGAAAATAAAGGAAAAGAAAATGCAAAAATCAACTACTCCAACGGACAATCCTTGGGACACTCCAGCAGAAGTGAAACAAGAAGCTCCAGCAAAATCCCCAAAGAAAACTAAGTCAGCCAAAGCAGAAGAAGTTGCTAAGGAAGTGCTAGACATTCCAGCACCAGTTCAACCTGCGGCTACATTAGCAGGTGAATATGACTTAGAAGGTCTAATGACAGACTTCCCAACAGCAACAGAACTAGAACGCTTTGTTTACGATGAAACTGGTATTGTATTACAGTTAAAAGGTCGTGCAAACAAACTAAAGTATCAAGTTGCTATGGATGCACTAAATGGTGTTGAAATTGACCCAAAGTTCATTGGTGGTGATAACCCTTACATTGACCGCACAGAACTAGTGCCTATTGATCCAATCAAGGAACCACCTGCACGTGATTCAAGCTTACCAGATCGTTCACAAGTGCAAAACACATTCTACAGTCCAGTTATTCCTCATCCAGACCCAGAAGCACGAGCACAAGATAAAAAAGTTCATATGTTGTTCCGCAAATACAATACTGGTCAGATTTCTTATGAAATTCTAGGTCCTTTAGAACAACGCCCATATGGCGAGAAGATTGACAAGTTTGGTCGTACTCGTCCAGAAGTAATCAAATGGGTTGATCCACGTACTGGTGAACAACTTATCCAACGTGAAGATGGCACACTAACTCCTCAAGGCAAACGTCTTCGTGCTATGATGCAAACATTCAAAGTTAACAAATCAAATCAATGGGATACTTGGGTTGACCGTGAATTTGTATCATTGAATGAAGCTGTTGCACACAACCCGTGGGATCTTAAATGACAACTTCAGATGTTCGCAACGGCATAATTCACCAAGCGCAACAAGAGCGTATCACACGTGATACAATCATAATGCAAAAGGTAAATGCCGCACACCGCGAAGCGTTTAAAACACGCTTCCCTGGTCAAGTGGAACATTGTATGCGCCTGACAGCTGAAAGGCTGCAGGCCATATTGACACGTAAACCAGCAGACCTAGCTGATCCAGAGACATGGACCAGCACCGCAGATGAAATTGCAAAGTTAAGTGAAGCATTGTGGCACCTAAGCGTAATCAGCCAAGTGTTCCCAATGCCTGAGGAGAACAGTGATGAAGAACATAGCAAGTAATGAAACATCAAGCTTTGATATTACAGGTGATTGGCTCAACAAAGAACATTGCCATTTAACATTCCGTCTAAATGAAGATGGCATGGGTGATACAGAAATTGATTATAAATTTGATTTGTATGACTTGGTGTTTTTACGCAATGTATTAAATGAATTTATAGATTCGTGTCCAAAGGAGTAACATGCTGGGCACAGAAACCTTAATGGCTCGTGCCTTGCGTTATTCATTAGATAAGAATAATGTTGCACCAGAAACTTATAAACGCTGGCCATCTAATCTACAAAATCAATTACAAGATTTAGTGATTGAAATTGCAGATGACATGAAGTATAATCAACTCAAATACTTCAGGCCATTTGACCATCAACTTACTTTCTTTGCCACAGGCAATTCAGAACGCCGTGGTATTCTAGCCGCCAACCGTATTGGCAAAACAGTATCAACTTGTGCAGAAACAGCCATGCACTTAACAGGACAATATCCTGAATGGTGGAATGGGCATCGCTTTGATAAGCCGATTACTTGCATGGTAGCAGGTGAAGGCTGGTCACAGGTTGCGCTTGTATTACAGGCTGAATTGCTAGGAACCCAAGATGTCAAGATTACAGAGAACTTAGGCTCGGGTTTCGTTCCTCGCGACTGTATCATTACAGAAACCATGCGAAATG